GACGAACAACAAAAAAACTTTATGACTATTCAATTTTTTATAGCAAATACTCGACACTGATCCTCAAATTCTTCAAGGATTATCTTATCATCATGATTTCGGGATATCGCATTGGTACCGAAAGGTCGATCATTCATAAAAGAATCACCACCGTGAAAAAGCCAAATCTCTTGAATGCATCTGTCAAGCAAAAGCCCGTTATTGTACTTCCAAAGTACTCTGGTGTTACAGATGATTTGAAGTCGATTGTTTATGGATCTTACTACAAGATGACCCTGACTCCAGAAGTCTTTATAACCTGGTTGATGCACTCAAGTGTAACAAAGAAGTGCAAGTTGGAGACAGATTGGAAATCTTTTGGGCTGACAATAGGAGAGAAAGATAAAAGTGTAAGCTGGTTGGACATTGTGAATGTTGTGACTCAAGATGAGGAGCCTTTGCCTAAGGAATCTTCCGTACAAACAACAAAGATCAGTGACAGATCATTGGCGATAATGTGTTTGAGTGTTTACCGCTTAAACAGCACCCAAAACGATGACCACCGAACCAGGATCTCGGACAACATATCAAAGTTCCTGATAGACGACCCAAATCTGGAGAGAGTTGATCTTTCACCTTGTACAGCAGGTTTCAAAAAATGGATGAAAAACAAAAACTTCCTCAAGCTGGTGGCTGCACTAGACATGTTCTATTCCAGATTCACCGAAGAAGATGAAGCTGCGGTAAGAATAGGCACTTTGGGATCAAGATACAAAGACCAATCCGTCTGGGTTTCCCTGGGTTATTTCTCTAGAATAACTGGCTTCACAGGAAGTAAATTTCTGGACTGGATCTGGGACGGTATGTTGGCTGACCAACTTGAGAGAATCTGTACACCTGGGCAAGAAGATGACGATGACTACAGTTATTTTCCATACGGACACGACTTTTGCTACATCCCCGTTTCCGCGTATTCAGCTGTTATGAATCCTGAAATGCATTGTTACATACATATGGTGGGAGCCCTCTTAGGAAAAAAGAGGAGTATAAACGCTAGGAACATGGAGGAAGTTCAGTCCCAAAATTACATAACTCATGCTCTTACCTGTGCTTATGCGATCTCCCAGTCCTCAGACATGACAGCTCAATTTTCAGAGGATGGCAAAAAACCAGAGGGGAAAGCGCCACCCGGAGGGGGGGCCAGAAGAGCTTGTCCGGTAGGCAGAGATGGGAAGACATGGCTCACGTGGATGAACAATAGGGGCAATGTTCTTAGTGATGAGATGAGAGTATGGTTTGACAAGAGAAGAGAGACACTGAGAGACTCGAGAGAAGGCAGTATTGGGGAGTGTCTGAGAGATATGACCCTCTAAAATATCAAAGGAAGAAGACCCGATTGAAACGCACCTTTATATAATCTTATCATTCAGCATGAAAAAAACTGACACATATACATGATGTCTTCTCAACAGTCTTTTCCGAAGGACTTTGATCCTACAAAGACCTTGGAGGCCGCCAAAAGGGGTTTGAAGAAGTTGGAGTCAGATGACAAGATGATGTTTGGTGTAGAATCTTTAGATGATGAGATTGAAAAACACCAAGAGAGCTCATCTGATGAGGAGGAAGAGGAGGAGTGCGATGATAACGTTTCTAAGGAGGCAGTCCCAGACAAGGAGCAGCTAGAGGCTGATGACTTCTTGGAGCAAGAGAGTTCCTGGACGTTTAATGACTCTAAGTTGTACATAACAAAACATTTCTCAGTCAATAAAGACACAATGGACTTGGTTAACGCTCACATCAGGAACTCCGTTGAAAAGACCCTGAATTTTCTTGGTGCAAAAGCGACATACGAAGGGGAAGACGGCAGCAGCTTTGCATGGAGGGTCAGCAGTGATGCGATACACCCTATGGAGAAACATTATGTCTGGCAAGAGGAGACACAGAGACCAATCCCGTCAGCTCCACCGAGTTATGAAGATTTGGATCTCCCCTCAAGGGGTAAGACCAGCCCTCCTCTGAGAACCTCAGAAGATACGACAAAGCCAGATTATCAAAAACCATCGACCTCTTCAGAGTGTAGAAAGCAATCAGATCTGAGTATCAACAGAGAGTTTTTGGATTCATTCAAGAAAGGAATTCTTTTCCCTTCTATCGACGGAGGAGGTGACATCCTGGTAAAGCTTGCAGACACTGATTTAACAGAGGCCATAATAAGAGATTTTGTATATGAGCCCTCTACCTCTTACCAGGATATGGTCTATCAAATCTTCTGCATTCACCCTCAAACCAAGCCAGATTATGAATTCATTAGGTGGTAATTTGTCTGATCCGTGTAAGTTCAAAATTGCAATTCATGAAAAAAACTGACACAAATAAGAGAGAACTATGGCATTCAGTTGGCTTTTTAATGCGAAGAAGGGCAGAGATTTCTTATCTCCTTATGTCCCAAAAGAGGCTCCGGTCCTGGAATACTCAAAGTTCAATTGCCACTTCATTGGAGATTTTGAGGTTGTCCTCAACAAGAGATTGGAATCAAAAGGTGATTACCTAGAGATAATTTCAGAGGTGATATCTGGATACGAAGGTTTGTTGTCTTCAAAACCTCTGTTAATACTGGGCTTTTCATTGCTGTCTCTGTCAGTTAAAAAGACAAAGGATCTAGGGAACACAGTTTATTACAAGGGCACCCTCGACGAGATAGTCAAGGTCAAATCTAACTCGAAATTCCCGAACCCACCACGTGTCGGATGCAACAAATTCCACTTCAAGATCAACACTGACTTGTACACAGGTGTCATTACAGGGAGCATAAAGTACAGCTTGGTGGAGAAATCAGAAGCTGAACCTATCAAAGCGATTCTGGGAAGACTTGAGAAGGGAGGAAAGTTGAAGTTTGAAGAGATCCGATCATTGATCCCTTATAAAACCACGGAAGAAGGAACAAGAGCTACTATTGACTTCAAAAGGAGGGAAGATGATTACGATTCCGATTGAGTTTTTTGTCCCTTTTCTTGTTGTGGTCATTAGGAGAATCAGAACACTCTGTCTGAAATTACTGCTTTCATCACGGGTTCAGTCGGATTCTTCCCTATCGCTCAAAGCTAGAGCCTATGACTACATCATGAAGTGGGTGGACACCTTTAAGAGAAATGACGTGGAACTGTATAAAAAATACGTAGATGAAGAGCTGATGGATGTGGCCGTGAACCATGTTAAATCCACATGAAAAAAACTGACACATATACACATTCAACATAAGGTGTTAACGTTGTCAAGATCTTACAACCACCAATCGAATATGGAGAAGACAGGACAAAAACCGGTTTCAGGTCAGCTCTCAGTACAAAAGCTCATTGACCAAGGGAAATGGGAACCAAGGCCTCCTTTGAACCCGGCGAAGAGATGTACCAAAGTGGAGGATCTATCTTCTTGGCCCGATATAACGAGCAAGACTTGTTCTCTCTTCAAACATCCACTCAGTTTTGACCAAGGACCTGATGCAAAGAGAGGGAAGAAGGCAGACTGCATTCAAATCCGAAGTCCCGTGTTCGTGGCAAAGACAATAGCTCAAGGAGACAATCAGCTGTGTATGATCCCTAGATAAAACAAATTTACCTTGACTCTGCTAATGCACCTCATGTTTTAAAAGACCCATGAAAAAAACTGACACAAATACGTGTTATAACAACGATGAGTTTCTATGGATTTATCTTGCTTACTCTCGGAGCTCTTCAAGCTCATAGCCGTTATGTTCTTTATCGGCCCAGCGAGGAAAATCTTCATTGGCATCCAGTTAACCATAGTTCTCTTCAGTGCCCTCTACGGGGTAGCGAGCTATATCCTTCCCCTAATGCCGGCTTCAGAGCCTCTCTACCACACTCTATTGGAGGTATTAAAACTGACGGATATAGCTGTCACAAGACTGAGTGGGTTTCGGAGTGTACTGAGTCGTGGTATTGGACATCTGATATTAAACAATATGTCCGAGCCTTGCCAGTCTCTCACAGAGAATGTAATGACATAATAGCCAAAAAGAGATCAGGGGATGATGAGACTCCATTCTTTCCTGCACCCCACTGTCAATGGGCAAACACCATACGACAATCCAAGACTTTCCTGAAGGCGAACACGAAGAAGGTGACCATCGACCCTTACACCAGCGAGTATGTGGACCCGATTTTTGTAGGAGGAAGATGTAAAGACCCTCCTTGTCAGACAATCCAGTCAGGCGTCATATGGCTTCCTGGTCTCAGAGAATCGACCAGTCACATGTGGCAAGAGGTTTACTTGAGATATGCACCTCCGAACGGCAACATGAGCCAACTGAAAATTTGGGGCCCAGGATTCCCCATAACCAAGATGGAGTCAGCCTGCAAGATGACCTACATAACCCGGAAGGTGATCAGGTTCCCAAGCGGGATGGGAGTGAGTGTGGATGAGTCAGCCTTCAAAGATCAGAAGTTCAAGACCTGGTTGAGTGAGATGAAGGAATGTGAGCCGGGTACAACTTTAAAGGTTCCAAATGCACATGAAAGTGTTGCTGAGCATCAGGTTGAGATAGATGATATAGTTTATACCTTGAGGTGTATGGACATCGTGAGCAGATTCAGAGATACCAACACAATAAGCATCATGGATCTATCTTTCTTTGGGCCGGACCATGAAGGGATGGGCAATGTTTACAGATTGAGAAACGGATTCCTAGAGGCAACAACTGCCCACTATGTAAAATGTATAAGGTCAGCGAGGGACAACTCCGCCTTGTGTATGGACGATGATGATAAGACTATCTTCTCTCCTCAATGGGTGAGTTCTGGGGTGAAAGGTGTTTATAGTGGATTCAACGGGGTGTATAAGAAGGATGGGAAGATTTTCGACGCAGGAGGACATTTAAGCGAGAACATGTTGCAGGACATGGACACGATGAGGCTGGACATCCAGGTGATTAAGCACCCCATTCAGTTGGTTCTAAAGGATAAATACAATGACACTACCTTGTTTGCTGACGAGACTGGAGAGAGGGGAAACCTTGACATCCCATTGTTTCATGATCTAAAAGAGATCTGGAACAAAACAATTCATTGGGTTGCTGGAGCGGGTGTGCTGGTTATTTCGCTGATCATAGGGACAGCCCTGTGCAGATGCTTCAAACCGGGTAAAAGACAAAAGAAGAGAGGAAATGAGCATGAGATGAGAGAATTTTAATTACTGAAATGGCTTCAATACGGATATGAAAAAAACTGACACTGATCTTAGATTAGTTAAGTTGTCTAAATAGTTAAAAGAAGAGGAAGAGAAAAATGGATGTCGAGGTAGAGGAATATGAGTATGGATATGAGGTAAATGAGGAGCAGAGTTTAGAGGATGAAGTGTCGGCGAGAAAAAAGAAAGGGGATTTGATCAGCATATCTAGATATGACTACAATCTAAATTCCCCGCTTGTCTTGGACAAAGTAGTAAACATTTGGAGATATTTAAGGAAACAGTCTATTCTTCCTATCTACAAAAGGGAGGAGTTCAAGCGTTATGAGGATTATTTCAGAGAAGAACGCATATCCATAGGGACCTTGGAAGATCCGACGTCGCAACGGTTATATGAAAAAACATTCATCAAGAGTTGGGTTGTTGACAGAGATTGGATCAACATAATGAAGAGCGTAATAAGTGACTGCAACCTAGTAGCCCCGGTTGTAAACGCCTTCATGAAAGGGTTGGAGCTATCTGAGAACAGGTTTACCTGGGAGGATCCTATGGTCGATGAATTAGGAACAAAATTCCTGATATACCACAAAATTGTAATTTTGATGAATAATTGTAATTGTATTCGAGGTGAAGGTCTGGCAAAATTATTCAATTGGAAATTCTTCAATCCCGATCAGCACAAAAAAATTCTCTGTGAACAACATTACTATATAGGAAAAGACAAAAACTTAGGGACTGTTATGATAACAAAAGACTTTGTGTACTTCAGTAAGGTGAAAACAATAGCAAGTAGAGATCAAATCTTAATGATTAAAGATATTCTGTTGGGAAGATTGAATTTGTTCTGCACATTAGATCCAAGAAGTCAGGAGGCCGCAGATGTAAAAGGTTGGTTATCATGTGGGGACAATCTGATCAAGGGTTACGGAAATGATGGATACAAGATTATCAAGATGATAGAACCGGTCTGTAATAACCTGATGAGTAAGGAAGGAAATGACTTAATTCCCGAGTTTCCGAGTTTTAACACATTCGATGAGTACATTAAGCAAGAGAGAACTAAACTGGAGAATGAATTTCCTTTATCCAAGAGATTCTTTGAAGAGACAGAAAAAGGAGAAATAGAAGAAATTATTTTGAAATTTGGCGCATTCAGATATTTTGGACATCCAGCCATCAATTACTTGAAAGGTCTGAATGACTTATATGACTTAACCCATGAAGAAAAAGACATTGACGAAGAATTCATAAACGTTCTAGCTAGTGATCTGGCCTACAAAGTCATCAACACGAAATTTATTGCAGAGGGAAAGTGGTACATAGAGGTTCCGGAGGAAGGGCATATACTGAGGCCTTACGTCCAGTCCCAGACCTGGCCATCTAACCATGTTATCGCCCAAATCGGTGACAATTGGCACAAGTTCAAACTAAAGAAATGCTTCGACATTCCTGAATTTATTGATCCCTCTGAGCTATACTCTGACAAAGCCCATTCTATTCGGAAGGAAGAGCTGAAACTGCACTTAATGAGGTATCCGAATGACCCTATACCCACGAGGAGAGTTCTTCAAACTCTGACAAGTGAGGCAGACACAAAATGGGTCTCTTTCTTGGAAGAAGTGGACAAGAATGGATTGTCCGACGATGACCTCATAATAGGACTTAGGGTCAAGGAAAGAGAGTTAAAGGAAGGGGGTAGATTCTTCGCTTTAATGTCCTGGAACTTAAGACAGTATTTCGTGGTCACGGAGCTGCTCATAAAGAAACATTTCTTACCTTTGTTTGATGGGTTGACTATGGCAGACGACATGAATACTGTTATTACGAAAATGATTAGTAAGACAGGAGGCCAAGATGAAGAGAGCTGTAAGAAGGTGATCACGATATCAAATCATCTTGATTATGAAAAGTGGAATAACAATCAAAGAGGTAAGTCTAATAACCCGGTATTCAAGGTCATGGGGCAGTTTCTAGGCTATCCTAATCTCATCCTTCGGACACACGAGTTTTTTGAAAAATCTTTGATCTACTTCTTGAATAGACCTGATCTCATGTGTGTTTATCAAGGGGAGATTCAGAATAAAACCGACATTCGGGTGTGCTGGAATGGTCAAGATGGAGGACTAGAAGGATTAAGACAAAAGGGGTGGACTATAACATCTATGTTAATGCTAAACCGTTTACCAAGGAAGAACAACACCTTAATAAAAACCTTGGCTCAAGGGGACAATCAGATAGTTGTAACGAGTTACAGACCAAGGACTTGGGAAAATGAAGTAGAAAGACAGATGATCTACAACGAGATATTTGACAATAACGAGAAAATAATGAAAGAAGTCACAATCTGTGCAAATAAGATGGGATTGAGAGTCAAGAAAGAAGAATGCATGCAAAGTATTGGTTACCTAAATTACGGGAAAGTGTTAATCATAAAGGGGATCATACATCCAATCATATCAAAAAGGGTAGCGCGAATCAGTTCTATAAGTAATGACCAATTACCGACAATGGCAAACATACTGTCGACTGTAGGGTCAAGCATTTTGTCTGTAAGTCATTTCTCTATAGATATGAAAAGCATGTTTAAACTATATGTCTTTTTTTTCGCTCTGGTTCGGAGGATATGGGAATTGTACGATTGCATTATAGGCGAGAGCATATCGGCTCTAATCCCTGTGGACACGGACCAAAGAATGAAGTATCTTGTCAAACTGATGTTTTTGGACCCGTCTTTAGGGGGAATATGCGGCATGTCATTAAGCCGATTTTTAATCAGAGGTTTCCCCGACCCAATCACAGAAGGTCTCTGTTTCTGGAAGATCACCTATAACAACACAAAAGATAAAGTCCTGAAGGCAGTTTGTATAGAGGCAGGGAACCCCAAATTATTGGCATTTAGGCCTGCTCACTTTCGTAAAATTATCGAAAACCCAAGCGCTTTGAATCTTCCAGGGTCTATGTCACCAGCTCTAATGTTAAAAGAAAAAATCCTGGAAGAGATGATTAAGGAGCGGCACACTTACAAAAATTCCATTGTTAGGAATAGCATAGACTACTATAGCCAGGAACATCAGAATATAATTACCTGGTTGTTGAACCTAACCCCATTATATCCCAAGTTTGTATCAGAATTTTATTCATCCACGTTTCTCGGAATTGCACTAAGTCATATAGGGATGTTCCAAAACGCAAGAACAATTAGAAACATAATGAAAAAACGGCTTGGAAGCAGTTTTGATGAGGTGATGGTGAAAAGTGAGAGGGACACAATAAATATGTCGTTGTCGAATTCAAAGCAGAGATATTCACAAATGTGGGAATGCAGCTCATCCCAAGCAGATAGATTAAGGCTTTTCGGTTGGGGACAAAAGGTTTACGGTATCACAATCGTTCATCCTTTAGAGCTGTTCGGAAAATCCGGAATTGGGAACATTAGCTGTGAGCATTGTCTTGATAATGGGATAGGGTTTGTTACAACCATTGTGCCCAAGGGGTTCCCCGCAGAAATGAGAAAGAGAGGACCGTATCCAAGCTACCTTGGGTCTAAGACATCTGAGAGCACAGCCCTAGTCAACACCTATGAAAAAGAAAGCAAGATCCCATTGATAGACCGAGCAGGAAAATTGAGGATATCAATAGGATGGTTTGTTAATCCCAATGGTTTTGTAGCTGATGCTATCACTGACAACCTGAGCACTTTGACCGGGGAAGATTGGAGTATCAAGAACAAGCAACCCTTCAAAAGAACTGGGACATCACAACATAGGTACGGATGCAGTAGGCAGAGTCAAGGGGGTTATTGTGCTCAAAACCCTGTGTTATCTAGTCACATGATGACCACCACAGATACCCTAGAGGAAATTTCAAAGAAAAATTACGACTTCATGTTTCAAGCTGTAATCCTGTACTGTCAATATATTACCTACTTGAGATATAAAAGTAGTGAAGAGCATTTGACAGTCCATCACCACATTAACTGTCATGACTGTTTAAGAGAGATAGAGGAGACAGAGATTGAAGCTTGTTATCCTTTATGTTTGAGGGATGTCTCAGATACGATTAAACTGTGGCTTCCCCAAAACTGCAAATTCTCAGAGACGAGGATAATGGTAGACACTGAGAGAATAGACATCGAAGACATGCCCTTGGATCTCCTTCACGAACAGGCAGGAATATGTGTCGGTTTCCTGTATACCCAAGAGAGGTTCAGTAAGAACAAACTTTACGATGAATCAGCCTTATTCCCCTTAGCTTTGAGGAAGAAGCTAAACCCAACAGTTTTTTGCAGAGGAATAATACAAGGCATCATGATATCATGTACAGGACATATAGTAGGAAGGAAAATAATGGATAAAAACAGCGTTGTGAGGATAATGATACAATCTCTCGGATATTATGTAATAAGATCTATGTCGAGGGATAAAGCCTTCATATCTTTGTCTCTGGGGGGAGAATTAGAAGAGTACCTATCTACAATTCGGCACAGGATCCCCCCAAGTTACCCCTGTAACAACAATGACATAGGGTTGATCATTGAGACAGGACTGAAAGGACTTCTGAATCAACAACTTAGTAACGTTTACCGTTCACAGAAGCTTAATGAAGATAATTTGTACCTTTATCCTGAGATGAGTGATAAGGAAGTCATGTGTAACTACGGTGTCTTGAAAGAGATGCTGGGTCAGCTGGTCAAGTGTGACCCTCCTAGAAGAAAACAGCTCATTAAATTGAGAGAGTTGAAACTGTTATTACTAGAAGAGAAGGATTCTATAAAACCAAGTCTCTGGCTTTCTAAGAGGTATAAATGTCGGATCATTACCAGCGAAGTCAGACATGCTCTCAAGAACAGACCTTTCAAATATGAGAAACCGTCTGGTCAGGTTATTTGGGGTAGGGAGTACACATGTTCATGTGACAAAATCGAGATATCTGGGTCAATCGAGGAAGACACACTAATGATTAACAAACCGCCGAAAATAAAGAACCCTTTTATTTCCGCTATCAGGACCGGAATGTTAGCAACCGGATCTCATTATAAAATTAGAAGCATCATGCGAGAATTTGAAATTCATCCCAGAGATGCTCTATGTGCAGGAGATGGGAGTGGGGGCATAGGAGCATTTGTACTAAGGTCCAATCCAAACACCAGGATAATATTTAACAGCCTACTCGAGTTAGCGGGAGAAGACCTTCGAGGGTGCAAGCCGTCACCGCCATCAGCGATAGTAGATGCTTCTGGTAATGCCGACAGATGTGTCAATCTTAGAAGTTGTTGGGAGAAACCCTCTGACTTGACTCAGTCAAGCACTTGGTCTTATTTTAAGGATCTTAAAAGGAAGCACAAGTTAAAAATTAATCTTATCACAATGGACATGCAAGTGGTTGACGAAGACGCACAAAATGCCATAGATAACAACTTCTTATCTCATGGGATAAGCTTATTAGAGACACAATGTTTCGTAGTCTACAAAACTTATGTCCATAGATTATTAGAGAAGAACAACATCGTCAGCAAACTGTGGTCTAGATTTGAAAGAGTGTTTCTGTCGAGGACGGGGCTTTCATCTTCTCACACTAGCGAGATCTACGTCGTTTTTATCGATTTATCCAGATTCATCAAACCTGATTTTCCTATGTGGCAATCAGTGGCTAAATGGATCAAACAAGGACCATGTTATAGATCGTGTGAAGAAGAATTCAACAGGGGGTTGATGTTTTTGAACCAGAACTTAATGTGTGGAATTCCTGATCTCCTTAACCCGGACCCGGTGTTGGAGCTTTCAAATTGCTTACAAAGTTTAGGAATCACCAACAAAGTCTCCCTTATAATAAGCAACTTAATACAAGCCAACTCCGCAAACTCAATGAGCTCAGTTTGTGAAGCATCTATTATGATCTTAATATCTCAGCTTACAGGGGTATTCAATAAGGAGTCATGGGTACCCAGCAATACGGATGTGGAAAATATAGGGGCAATTTATTGCGGATTTAGCCTATACTTAGCTTGGATAAACAGAGACTTTCTCAACTATCAAATCCCCATATGGATGATCAACACCTATTTCTGGATATGGTTTGGGAGAAAAGAAATATCATTCTCTAAGTTGAAAAGATCAAAAACAGTGAGGTTGAACCAAAGAGTGTCCCCTATTCAACAAATTTTTCGATCTCTGGCAAAAATGAACATCAAAGAGCAAATGAGCGGGAGAAAGAGTATAGACTTTTTCCTAAAGAAGTTCCGACAGGATTGGGATTACCAGTGCATACAGAGGAGGATAAATCTATTCAGAAACACAGAATTGAATCGGCCCGAATATGTCACCTCCTTGTCAGAAATTCAAAGCGACGACTTGGTGGAGATCACTTATACCAATTAAATGAACAAAATGTGATTAAAAAAGAAGAAAAGGAAGTATTTTAGGAACTCTGATTAGTGATCGGAATGAAAAAAACTTTTTGACTTTCCACATCTCATACAACCTGTAATGTTGGATTGATGTGAGTTGTTTTTGTTAGTCGTCAAG